TAAGCTTTTAAATTATCTCTGTCAATTATTAGTTTAAGTTCTGAGACTAGGGTTTGTGAATTAGAAGTAAATGATAATTCTGATTGGATTAAAGGTATTCCTTGAGAATTGTATCCAACTGCTTTTGTTCTATTTACTGTTGGGGTATAAGGAACCGTTTCTATTTTAATAATAAAACCTTTATAAGTACTTCTATCAAAATTATTATAATTATCAACTCCGTAATTAACATATTGTTTAGAAACCTCAGATAATTGTTCTATTTTGTTTTGATCATACGAAGGTAAACATTTTTGCAACTTTAAAGAAATGGCTTCAACAATAGAGGCTGCACTTTTTAAATTCAATGAAAACATTGCAATTGAAAGAGTAATTGCATTTACTCCACCAATTATTGGTGGGAGTTTAGCGGTTCCATCTTTTTTATATAATAACAAATTATTAAAATAATCTAAATCATCTAAAGCAGATACTACAACTCCAGGTATTACTGGTATTGTTTTTGCAGCTGTAGATATAACAGGAATAGCAGTTGAAAGTCCAGTAGATATTTGTTGAATTGTAGAAGCTATAGTAGATACTGTAGTTGCTGTTAGTGCTATTTTATTTGTTGTTTCAGCGGATGAGTTAATAAATTTAACTATATTATTTAAAGTTTCTAAAGTACTTTTAGTAACTGCTTCAGGAGGACATAAATCTACATTATTACCAATATACCCAGCAGCTAATGTTAGCAAATTAGGAATAACTAAAGCTGCTATTTTTTTAACTTGTGCATCAACAGGTGGTTTTAACTTACTAATACCACTTCCTTTTTGATCCTCAGGAGTATTATTTGTAACAGTTTCGGATTCGGTTTGTAAAGTATCTACTCGTGATTTTGCCTCTAAAGATGCATTTGCTCTTTGTTCAGCAGTTTTAGCTCGTGCTGCCTTAAGTTCTTCTTTTTTCTTTTTATTGGAATCCTTAAAAGGTAAAGCATAATCTCCACTACGAGATTTCTGGATATTGTTTGCTGTATTTAGATCGATAGCCATTATACTGTAAAATTATCTGTAGATTTAATATTTTCTAAATCTTTTTGCACTAAATCTAAAGTTTTATTAACACTAATAGAAATAGCATTTAAAGGAGCTAAAGGTACACCAGCAGGTGTTCCTACTAAAGTTTCACATGTTGTCATAAATACTTTAAGAGCTTCAATTAATTGATTTAATAAATCAACTGTTTGATTACCTAAAAGTAAAGGTTCATCAGCATTTTTATCTCCTAAATATAATTTATTGGTTTGAATCACCATAGTATCAGTATCAACATTAACACTTTCTTGAGCATTTAAATTTACTGATTTATTAGAACTTAAAAGGATATGATCTGTTGAACTATTAAATACTAATCGGCCTGAGGTTACTATTATTTGACTACCACTATATTGATTAGGAATAGTTGGGGGGTTATTCTGATAACTTGAATAATCGGATGATGCGGCCTCTAATGGAAGTTGTTGAGTACTTCCAAAATACATAGAACCTGAATCTTTATTGATTTCTTCTATTGTTGGAATCCAAGCGTCTGTATTTGTTGGGGCTTGGCCATTTCTTAAAATTAAAATAGGATCACCATTTTCACCTATATTAGACCATGGATTTTGATTTTTTACTGTTGAACCAAATCTAATGCTATGACCCCATCTACCTTCATAGATTATATCTCCTTCAAATGGTTTTAAATATTTAATATTACTTCTTTCAACAAAAGTATTTCCTAAATTAATATCGGGGGTTGGTGTATCTGAATTAATAGTAGCACCTGCTTGCACTCGTTGATAAGATGCATTTTTAGGGGAAGAATCTGTTTGTAAATACCATTCTGCAAGAGGATCCGGGAGAGCATTTTGGTGTAATGTATTCCAAAGATTTATTGGTTGAAAATAATAAAAATCTGTTTGATTCAAATCTACATCTCTGGGGTTTTGAGTTGATATAGAGGGTAAAGAAATTATATAAGTTATTTCGTTTAATAAAGGAACTTGTCTAATATTTGGAAATAAAGGTTTAGCAAAGTTAAAATATTCAATTAAATTATCTTCAAATACTTCATTAGTAGGAACAATTGGATTAGTAAAAGACTCAAATAATATACCTCCTAAAGTATCATATCCACCATATTTTTTAAACAGTTTAGGATAATCTATTTTTATTCCCTCAACATCTAAAAAGGTGAAACGTACCCTAACTGGTTTAATAGAAAAACCAGTTGAATCATTAAAATAATTCTGGTTTTGGGATTCATTAGCTGAAAGACCATAAACTAAAGCCATTATTTACCTCCTTTTAACTCATTCATTGCTGATAGTAATTGATCTTTTTCCTCATCAGAAATAGTTAATTGACCATCTGATGTTGTGGTTGCCATAGCTCGTTGTGCTAACGCAGCCATTTTAATTAAAATATCATCATTTTTAACACTTATATCCATGTATTCCTTAATTAAAGGAACAATTAAAGTAGCATCACCAATATCTGAAATAAGGGGTTTTAGCTCATTAATAAGAGCTGTTACTTGTTTATCTTTTTTCTGTTGGTTATTATAAATTTCCTCTAAAATATCGGAGAATTTTTTCTTACCAAAGACAACATTATCGAACTGTGACATAAATATACAATATTAGTTTATTATAAATATTAAAACTAAAAATTTGTATATCCGTTCTCTAAATAAAATATATAATTTTCTTTGAAGATACTATATAACTGGTTAGCTATTTTAGTAATTTTAGGGGTCTTTACATCAACTTGTTCACGGATATAAATGTAAAGTGCTTTTTTATTAAAAATATCTAAATTTTCCCGTTTACGAAATAATTCTAAAATTGCATCCGCTATTTGAGCATCGTATTCTTTAGGAAATAATTCATAAATTTTTTGACTACAATATTCAGTGTATATATCTATAAAATTAGATAAACGTTCATCATAAGAACTTTCATCAATACGATAGGAATGTCTTTCATCTTCTTCTAAAATTTCAATTGGAGCAGTATCAACACGTTTTTTATAATTTTTTTGATTTGAAAGAATTAAATAACGTTTAGCAATTGTTCCAAAATAAGAATATGCTTTGGCTCCTTTTTCTGGGTTGAATAAATGGATTTTAGATAATAAAAATGTAATTACCTCGTGTTGTAAATCCTCAATATTATCTACCTCAGTATAATAAAACTTAAAAGTATGAATAATGTTTTCAGTAAGTTTAAAAAAAGCATAATGGATGCGTTCTCTATAGATATTACTTCTTACCTCAGAATCAGGTGTATTGTTATATAAAACAATAGCATTTTCTGTATCTTGGGTAAAGTATTGGACACCCTTTTTCTTCTTTTTTACTACTACTTCTTCCATTATTTAATATTTTTAATAATAAAAGAATTTAATGCTATTTGAATTGTTTTAATTTGTTCAAAGAAAAATCCTACTTCATCATCCGATTTAAAACTACCATTTGCATCTACTTCCATCATTTTCTTTTCTGATAATTCAATGGTATCTGAGATTTTATTTAGGTAAGTCATATAACCTGAAAGGATATCTTCTTGTTTTTCGTTTTTCTTAAGAAGATTAAAGGTCGTGAATCCTAGAGTCACGACCAATATTGAAAGAATAATAATTGTTAAAATCATAAGTTGTCTAATAAGTTTTTAAGACCCACATTTTTTAATGAACCCAATGCTTTTGTTTGAGCTCCTGTTTTAGAGGGGTATTTTTTATTTGACTCCAATATAAATTTTTTCTTTGGCTCATCCACGCTACCGTTTAATTTAGGTAACCACTCACGTTCAAATTCAATACGTGCAGCCATTAAATCGGCCTGGTGGACAATATATGGAAGAGCTGTTCTAGGTTTTTGTTCGGTTAAATAACCCATCAAATACTTCTTATTAGCATCATCATATAAACCATCATGGGTTTGGATTGCTACCATTTCATTAAAGGTATATTTAACATCATGTGCCTGGAGTAGGTATAAACCACGATCGGGGACAGAAGCAAATGGAACCTTAGTATTAAACATATAGTCTTCACCTAGTTTTTCTCGTCTCCAATTATCAGTTTGAGGAACATATGAATCTTCCTCTTCAGAACCCATTTTACCCAGGTCATGATTTAATACCGAAAATACTAATTCCTCTTTAGTAAATGTATCTAAATCAGCTCCCATATCACCCCATAATTTATGGAGATGAAGAGCACAAGTTACAACACGATTAACATGTTCTATATACCCTCCAGGAAACGCATTGTGATATTCTTTTTTATGAGCCGCAGGCATTAATACAATACGATCCTCATATGTTTCGTAAAATTCTTTTAATTTAGTTTTACGTGGTTCGGAAATATGGTCATCAATAAAACCCATAAAATCCAACCAATTCTGTTGAATTTGTTCTGCTGTAAATTGCATATCTTAAAATGGATTAATTTCCCCAGGACTTAAGGGTTCTTGTTGGACAAATGCTTTAGCATCGTCAATTGATTCTCTAAGGGTAACTAATATCTCTTCAGCTTGTTCTCTAGAACCACCTCGATTTAACATCATGTGGAGTTTACCCACTTCACCCTCGGCTTTTTCTAACCGTCTCATTATAATCTCTCTATTTTTCATAACATTCTTTATTTTTCTTTTTTCCTCGTATCTCAAATATAATGATATAAATTTGGGCCTCCAAGCTTAGGTTAAAGACTTCTCAACAATATCTTGAATTTTCTTTAAATGCGCACATTTTTCATATTCTTCAATTTCCTGGAAATAGGAAATAGTAAATTTTAGATAGGTAAGAAGCAAATTATCTGTGTACTGAATTATTGAATCTTGATGTTTAGTATCGGTAATATCGATTTTACTTATCCAAAACCAAGCTCTATTATACACTATAAATTCTCCAGCATCTTCAACATCATATAAATCTAATTCCTGATCCATTTTGGAAAAGAAATTTATCATAGAACGATTATAAACTTTATGATTTTGGATGAGTTTTTTAAACATACCTACCCAAAATAAAGGATGTTCCTTAAAATCAATAGCAGCTTCTACTACTTGAGATTTTTCAGGAAGTGAATTGAAGTCCTCCCCATTGAATAATCTAAATATTTTATTTACATCCAC